CCATGTGTGCCAAAGGAGTCATGTGAAGCTCTTGCTGCACAGAATCATATAGCATAGGCAAATTTCGAACGTTCCAGAGCAAAGAATCAACAGGATCTCCAGGTGCCCACGAGAAACTGGTGAGGTAAGATTCCCTTTTAACATAATCGAGAATACCCATCTCATCAGTTCCATCCAAACCGACTGTTCTTGAATCAACAGTTAACTCCGCCTTGGAATCCAATGTCAATTTCAACGCTGCATCAGCAGCATCGGTATTGGCCAAATTTCCAGTAGGTGCCGGTTTTTGCTGTATTATATCCGTAACCACAGTGGGTCGACTGTAACCGAATAAACGTGCCGTTTTACTCAAAGCGGTAGCCCCAATCTGAGTGGCCGTCATATAAGGGCCAATCGCAGGCAAATCGGACAATGCACCCGCTGCTTTCGCAATAGCGGCTGCAGGTTTGGATATAATTCCTGAACCATATTCATCCTGTTTCGCAATATTATTCTTCTCGTCGGCCTCTGATCTACGACCACTCTGTGACGGGAGCGGTTCGATGACCGGTGGATCGGACGAGGTGGGAATAGTCAACACAACGTCAGAAGCCCAAATATAAATTGTAACAGTCACTGGGTCATTACCAAGGTTCGCATGAAGCAGATTGCCAAACGAATTTATCGTCATACTGCCCATCTTGTCCCAATCACCTTGAGGAATACGGAGATAATTCTCCGGCCAAAAGAAGGGCAACGTCATCTCACCTCCACTATTGCTAGTTGGATTCAAAAAGAAATGTGGCTTTTGGGACGCCTGTATCAAATCTTGTGAAATAAAACTGCGCTCCTTAGTAAGTTCATCACCATCAGTGTAGGGATTATATGAACACATAGCACGCCCATAATGAAACTTGGTGCCCGAAATGACAATTTTCACGTGCATTTTCATGCGCAAAAGCTCGTAATTTTTGATTTTATCACGAACATATGGATTTTCGCAAAATGTTTGCCATGGGTTAAACTTGTAGAAAAAAGGTTGGCCAACTACCCAAGACTGTGCTGATTGGCGAATAGGACGTTGGAGAAAATTCCCCAACTCACCATCATTAGTCGTAGCCATGTCCATGGTAGGTTCATATGTACCAAGCTTTTCAGTAACCCATCCAGCATCCTCATCTGCAAACTTAGTAATTTGCTGAGTAGTTAAAGGGGCTACCAATCTTTCGGCACTACCTTCTGGGGGAGCTGTATCCCCCATAGTACCGGATTGTGAAACCATGACCCTGGACTCCAAATGCTGAATTCGCTTCATCAATTGAAAGACGTGACGATACTTCTTCGTCAATTTATCTCGCAATATTTTATTGCGCTCCTTGAGCTGCGCAATCTCATCAAGTTCATCAAATGAATCGGTTCTGTGGATTTCGATGATATCCACAAGATCATCCGTGTTTATAGCCTCGGCGGCTTCAATTAAAGTATGTAATTTAGTAGTAATGTAATTTATGAAATATTGTGTGCGGTACATCAATCGACAACACAACAGTGCTATTTTGTTGGGCGTCACCCCATCGCTAAATAACGATATATATACATTGACTATTTGTGTAGCTGTCCACAACATCTGGGTAATTTAGAACCCAGAACATTGTGCGTTAATCAAACACAAACAACTATTTTTAGCTTATCCAACGTATAGTTACGGTGGCCCAAGGTACAAAGCCCCCAGGGCGGGCTGACGAAGCCGACTTAACAGTCGAACTTCTCACGGTACCAAGCGATACGTTCATCATAGCTCAAGATCGGTCCAACATGACCCTGAATACCAGAATCACGCGCAACGCGCTCTAATTGAGCAACACGCTTGGTGTAGACTTCACGGCCAAATTCAAAGTACTTCAACGATGCATTCTGAATTGCTTCTGCACTTGATTGTTCCATAGATAAAATCTTGGACTTCATATGCGTATGCAACATCTTAGCAATTGAATCCTCCTCCACAGGAGATCTGTATAAACCCAATTCACCATCCCACACTGCGTAGTGCTTCAAAAAAGAGGCTTCGCTGAGATGAATGAAAGGTACAGATTTGGCATCCTTATCAGCCATGGTGTATTTGATGCTCACCTTGGCCAATTGTTCGGCAATCGCAGTATGATTAAAATCGTCATACCCCTTCGCAACAGTCATAATATTGTCATCTCCATATGTCATGGCTGAAACTTTCTTGTTGAATAGTGGAACTCTCCACCACCCTTTCTCCTTTGCAATTGCATACCAGCAATAACGCAGATAAAGAGAATTAACAAAACTGTTAATGATGACAGTCAAAGGATGTCCAGAAGGGTTTGAACCCATGAACTGAACTAAAGTGCCAAAATAGTCATAGGTCGGATAAGAAATCTCAGTGGCAATACCACGCATGATAATGAGATCATCCTCTCCATAATTTCCGCTTCTCTCTGCTAACTTAATCAAAAGTTTAAAAGCAGCCAACATAAATTGGGGGCTCATGCGTCCATCAAATTTGGCGTAATCACCAGCGATAGCACGCTCCCAACCATGCTTACCAATGTGCTGAAATAGTTCTGTCCATTCAGGCGACTGAACGACAGTCCCTACAGCACATTCAGTAGCAACTTTGTTGCGCTGCACCAAAGCAGCAAGAGAAAGGAAATACTTGCGAACAAGCATGACAAAGGGCATGTTTGCCGCAGCAAAAACACGCACCTTATCCTTTGATATTTTTGTGGGTTCATCCTTCAATGAAGCCTTGAAAACAGTATTAATGGACTCACCAGCCAATAACTTGGCTTCCATTTTCTTAATCTCTTCAAGGATGATAGGATCAACATCACGAGGGCATGAAATCCCCCCAACATGGCGATCAGACTTTTCAACAAATTGTGTCTTGGCTCCCTTTCCAGGAAAACCAACTGATGTAGAAAAATTCATCGCATTGATTCCAAGAACTCCATCAAGACCAGCAAGATTAACATCATCACTAATCTTGCCGACTTTAGCGAGTTCCGAATCGGGAATTGCCATAAGACTAAGACCATAATCAGTAACGGCCTTATTCAATAGCTCAGAATCAAATTCAGTGGCAGTATCTACCTTACCACTGATGTCTAATTCCTTATGGCGTTGAGCTCCCATCTCCTTCGGTGGCGCATGTATTTTCTCTATACCCATCACTTCCTTAACAGGAGCAGAAATAACAGAGGTAACAACAGCGCTCTTCGGAGTAGAACGGGAAGGACCATGATGTCCCCCATGCACGCGAATTTTAGATTCAGAACCCAAATCATTAGTAACACACTTGCTATGGGGAGCAACCAATGGTCCAAACTGTATACCCATACTCTGCGTCTCCAAAGGAGTAGCAGAATGGGAAACTAAAATGCAAGGTCTTTCATCAAGCTTGGAAATGGCGTCCAACAAAGCTTTCCTGGTCAATACGCCGGCAGCGCCTCGACGCCCCCTTCCAGCTAGATGGTGACCGGCAATAAATGGCATACCATTTACCTTACCAATCAAAGTTGCCATGCATAACCCACCAAAGGTGTCTTCAGGAAAACTATAATTGTATCCTGAGAAAATTCCTCCTCGAGTCGAAATGACCTTGCCTCGGGTAGCCGTCATACTCGCAAATTTTGCCAATTTTCCCTCATTATTGTAAATGGTAAAAACTTCAACTTTCTTACCTTCATCAATGTCTTTAGGATAATAGTCAATAATGTCACGGTGCAGCCCAGCACCAGGACAATACCAAACGGCAAAATCCGTTCCAGGGACGCGCATTGCAACCTTATCATCCAAGGGCATATTCTTAAAAGTATGACCTCCAATCTTGGTCAACGTCACAAACTCAGTTTTAGACGGAACCATATGATTTGGAAGCAAAAGAATATTACTCTTAAGTGGCACAACGTTGCAATACTCCCCATTGCTTTTCTGAACAACCATCAATTTGTTCCCGATGAGACGAGTGAAATTGTCAAAAGAGATCGTGCGAGATTTCTCAGAAATGCCTGCATCTCCAAAGCAATACTTGCGCTCACGCGCATGCACGTCCCAAAATTCAGTTTCATTTTGCCATGATTTAGCATCAGGTTTCAAAACAATTGGCTGCGCAGCTTGAGAAACCGGAAGCGTCTTCCACTTTCTAGCCAACATCACTAGAATCTTCCAAATACCTATAGACATCAAAAAGTACATACATTTTAATTTCATACTCCAACTCATTTCACGAATGAGTTTGGAAGGTAAAGGAATGTCAGTGAATTTCTCGATAACGGCACGCCGAAC